TTCATTTCTTGTTTGTACCTTGAAGCGTAGCGGAAAGGTATGGTCATAAGTATGACTGAAACTGCAACCTACAGCAAAAACGATGTCTTTTATACCTGCAGCCTGATTGAATATATCGGCCGCGTTACGAAGAATCATCGCAAGGATGTGGTTTCTGCTCTTGGCACAAACGGAGTCAAGGCAATTCTCGACTCAGCGGATGTGTTTCACTGCCAGAGCTTTGAGCAATCTGCCGATGAAATTTGTGAGCTTTTTCCTGTGCCGGAAGGAACGTATGATACGGTGTCTAACTGCCACTACAAGGTTCCATCTTATACAGATATCGGAAAAGTGTACCAGCGCATCATCTTTGACTGTACTAGCACTCCTGGTGTCCAGGATGTAATTGATGTATTTTCCTCGTTCATTAGCGATGACATCTCAGATTTTAATACTGCAACTTACTATTGTAATCCGAGCTATTTGTACCACTCATACAAGGCCGGAAAACTACTGGATTGATTTTCAAAAGCAATAGCAATCGAGACCACTGCCCCGAAAAGGGTAGTGGTCTTATTTTTTGCACAGTACTTACCATAAATTACCAGAAAGAAAAACATTGTGTATCTGTGCGAATTGCATATAATACAAAATATAGAACGAAAGGCATCAAAAAACATCGTTGGTCGGGCAAAATCCGACCGAAAGGCTAGGGCGGGCTCAGTTTTGAACCTGCTCTTTCTTTTTATCGGAGGCTTTATGTCAAACAAAGAAGAACGCATGAACCGCAATAAAAGCATCATCGAAGATTACAAAAATGGAAAGCCGATTTTAGAAATCGCGAGGGAATATAATCTTTCAGAAACGATGTGCTACAAGATTCTAAAAGGTACGCAGGAGCCGCCTCGTTATTTTGAAAAAAAGAGGAAGAGACTTACCACTCGAAATGAGCAAATTGTTAAACAGTATAAAGGCGGTATGACGGCCAGAGAATTGGGCAAGATGTACGGCATTTCCATGCAGCGTATTTATGCAATCTTGCATTCGAGCGGAGAGTACGAAAGCCAAAAATACAATCATATTGAAACGGCTCTCAAAAAAGAGAAAAAGATGCGGAACCAAACTTTTCTTGATGCTTACAAGAAAAATCCTCGAAAATCGATTATCGAGTTGAGCAGGGAGGTAAATATCAGCCCTTCACTAGGTTACCTTATCCTTCATCAAAATGGGATTTACCAGTATAACGTAAAAGCCAGAGCTAAGGAGAATAGCGAAAATGCCGATTAACAAGATTACCCACGTGTGTCTAACTCATGACAAAGTCAGAGCACGAAATGAAAAGATGCTGGAGGATGCCAAGAACGGTATGTCCCAGGAACAGCTGGCCGAAAAGTATCAAATTTGTGTTTCTACTGTCCGATATAGTCTGAAGGGCTTTTACAAAGAACAGGCCCGGCAGAGGAAAGCAAAGAAGAAAGCCTGGCAAACCCAGATGATTCATGAATATGAGATGGGCGCAAAATCTCCGGAGCTCCAGGAAAAATACGGCATCAGTGGAACGCTCTTTTATCGGATTCTTCATACGCACGGAAAGAATGGCCGACAAATCCACAGCCAAAACCGTATCGAGACTGGCAAGAAAAGAAACGCCGAGATGGTCAGGAAATACAAAAACGGCGTTTCTGTCAAAGAGCTTGCGGAAGAATACGGGCTCAAAAAGGGAAGCGTATATCGCGCCATGAAGCGGTATAGTCCAGGCCCAGGGAAAAGTAAAAGTTGTCAAAGTGAGGAATAATTGCATGGCTGCATCAAAGAAAGATGTTGCGAAGCAGCAGGTCAAAGAAGACCGCGAAAAGGTTCGGGAAATGTATCTTTCTGGCAAAACTGTCAAGGAAATCGCCAAGGAAACGTATTTTTCAAGCTCTTATTGCTATGCCATGGTGAGAGACCTAGCAAAAGAAAAGAATCTTGCAAAGAAAGCAAAAAGAGCACCTCTCAACGAAGCTATGATTCAAGATGCGAAAGCCGGGATGACGGTTGCTGAAATCGCAAAGAAGCATGGCGTGACTTATCAGCAGTGCTACTATACTGTTTCTGAATACGCTCAAGCTACGATTAAGAAGAACAAAAAAAGCAGTCTGCTGCCACGAAAGTTCGCAATGCGGCTATGTTGGAAGATGCGAAAGCCGGAATGACTGATAAGGAAATCGCCAAAAAATACTTTTTGTCTCGAAGCAGTGTCCGTACCGTCCTTGCAGGGCATTTACATACAAATTCCAAAAAGTTGGATGAAAGGCGCAAGGCGATTTTTGCGGATTATGAGGCAGGAACGTCCTCAAAAGACATCTGTGAGAAATACGGTATTTCAAAATCCACTCTTTACAAGGACATGCGCCAAATTGGAAAAACCTGTCAGGAATACTATCACAAGGCGCTGAAAGACAAGACCAATCAAAGGAATTCCGATATTCGAAGCAAAATCGAAAGAGGGGTCTCGGTCAGCACTATTGCCAAGGAATACGGAATCTCTAAAACGGCGATTTATGAAACGTTTCATCAGGAAAATGTCAGAGCTGGAATTTTACAGAAACGCGGCCGTCCGCGAAAAAACACGGAACGTAATGCACTGATTGCTAAACGCCACAGGGAAGGCGAGAAGGTGCAGGCGCTTGCCACTGAATATAATCTCTCTGTTTCGACGGTAAACACTATTTGCAGTAGAAACAAAAATCATAATATTGCATCACATTAACAGGCTGCCATTTGGCGGCCTTTTCTTTTTTGGAGGAAAATAACAATGACCGATGACGTACGGAATTTGATTCGATTTGTGGTGGATGGCGACATCCGAAATGCACAGACTCAGTGCCGAATCATGCTTGAAAAGAATGTCCCTGAAAAAGATGCCCGGTTTAAGGAGGCTGAACTCAAAAAGCTGAATCTTTTGAAACCGGAACTCATTCAGCTGCCTGCCAACCTGGAAAGTCTCTTGATTGCGGAGGACGCTACAAATTTCCCGGAAAGCCGGTTCCTGCTCCGCGAGGAGGAAGAAACAGTCATCAACAAGCTCTTGGCCACCAGAAAAGCAGCTTTAGCCATCAAGGAGCTTGGCATCCACTATACTTGCTCTTTGCTTTTGACGGGCCTTCCTGGTGTTGGTAAGACTGAATTGGCCCGCTACATTGCACACAAGGCGAATTTACCGTTTGTTTTCCTGAAATTTTCTGGCCTTGTCAATTCTGCTCTTGGCCGGACACAGCAGAACATCGGCAGAGTGTTCGATTACGCAAAGCGCACGCCTTGTGTTCTTTGTGTTGATGAAATTGATGCCATCGGAATGTGCCGTGGCAGCCGCGATGATGTCGCTGAAATGAGCCGCGTCACCATCGCATTGATGCAGGAACTTGACCGGCTCCCGAATGACGTCATTCTCATTGGCACTACAAACCGCGTCGATAACCTTGACGAAGCCCTCATTCGCCGATTCACTTTCAAACACCGCGTCAAGCCTTTAGGCGACGATGACATGAAAGAACTGTGCAAGAAGTTCCTTGCTTCGGCAGACTATCCCTTCACGGAATCCGAACTCGACGAACTCTGCCATTCGCTGCGTGAACAGCGGACGGCCAGCGCCGTTGTCAATGCCTGTACAGAACGTATCGTTGCACATATCGTATCGCAGCTGCCTAAAAATTCGGCAGATGCCGTGTAAAAGTATGATAGCCTGGGAAGAAAGCCCTCGTCAGTTTAAGATGTCAAAGCAGCTTGATGAGGGAAAATTCGGAGAAGACTTGGCTCGCAAATTCCTTAACGACCCGATTATCAAAGTGAATCATGGCATTAGCCATTACGATGACGTGACTCAGGATAAATCATATCAAGACAAAGATACCGATTTCATTGTCTGGAAGAAGAATGGTAAGACCTTTGGCCTGGAAGCGAAAGTGGACAGTCACAATACCGGAAATTTCTACCTGGAAACCTCGGTGGACTACTTCTCCATGGTGCCTGACGCTCTGAACGAACAACGGGTGGCGCGGCGGTATCGGGATGGCATCGACCCTTTATGGCACACCCCGGGCTGGGTATACAGGAGTGGTGCGGACCAGATTCTCTATTATTTCAGAACCACGCAGCTGCTTTACATTTTCTCCCGCGTTGATGTCTGGTTCTATGCTGAAAAGCTGATGCGCGGTGGAATCCATCTCGACCCCGGAATCAGAAAGCCAAAAATGTATTCTGCCGAAAATATCAGTGAACGCAATGGTTCCACTCTCTTCTTTGCCAACGGCTTATGCGTGAATGCTGAGCAGACATACAAGGCTTTAGGGGCACAAAAAAGAGTCATCAAATACCAGGTTGAAAGCCCTGATTCAGACGTTCCAACGTTCAGCTTTTGCCCTTTCAAATTATGAATTTTTCGCTAACAATCGTCAAGAAATCACATTTCAGTTTATCGGAAGAGTATAATTGTAGTAGAAAGAGAGAAAAAAAGCATGAACCAAATCAACGTTGTCACGATTGGGAAACTCATTGAAGCGCATCGTGAAGGTGACGAGCAGAAGTTCAAAACTTACGTCGATTTTATTGTAAAAGCCTACGAAGAGCAGGAGAACGACCGTGCCGCACGAATCATCCGAAGCAGCTATACGGGTGACTACGGTGAGCAGGGGAAAGTTGTTCTGGATGAAGCAAACGGACTCTGAGGAAGAGGCCCTGCAACAGCTGCAAAAGCACGCAGCAAACTATGCACAACGTATCACGATATATAAGATAGACGGTAGAACCGTGAAACGGGAAGTTGCCGAATACGACCAGTGGGAAAAGAAGTGGATGAGTTAATCATGAAGCACAAAATCTCGGAAACCGGCGCTCGGATGCTTAAATATCAAGAGCAGCTTGCCGACGAATACAAGTACAAGCCCATCCCACGTACCTTTTTCAAGGATGTGCGGGCAGAATTTGAAGAAACTTTGCCGGAATGGTGCAATATGTCCGGCGATACGACCAAACTCGAAACCAGAAGCGGCACGGTCATTGCCAGCGGGTATAACCGAATCGTGATTGGCGACTACGGCGCATTCGTTGAGTTTTCGCGTGCCCAAGCAAATGCACGTCATTTGAAAATCAAAGAGGGGCAGAGCTATCGTATCGAAGACCCGCGCTATGCCGAACATGTGAAATATCTTTGGCTCACAGCGGACGATAACTCTGACGTGAAAGTATACGACCAAAAACGCTTGGTTGAGTACGCTGACTACAAGCCGGGGATGCTGTATGTCAGCGTGTACGAGGTGTTTCCGGCAGGAGAAGGTCACTGAAAAGAAAGCCGAACCACGGGACGAATGGGGACAGGGTGATTCCATTGCTGACCTATACGCAAAGAGCGGCGCAGTGGTTTCACAGGTCAGCTCGGCCAAAGATTTGCTGAATTTCCTGCAATCTGCCGGAACCACAAGGCATTTGTGATGCGCTTGCCCCAACCACTAGATATAGTGGTATCTTAATGTTTGTTTACAATTTAGACACTATATATTGTGTCTTTTCATTGACCGGATACCACATATATGGTATAATACAATTGTTCTCAGGAAGAGGAACGGCTCCTGAGACATCAAGGCTTTCCTTTCCCCAATCTTGGTCGCATGGCTTCATTTGAGCTGACACAGGTGAAGCGTGAAAATCATCCGTTTCATAGTAATATCCTTCCTTTCTTTGGCGTGGGTAACTCCGCGCCAGCCGTCCAAGCAAACAGCCTCCACGCGGCGGACGGTGGACAACAGATGTTTCCGTGTTCCGGGCATCTGGCTAATGTTTGTGTTTGCTGGTTTAGCTCAGCTGGTAGAGCAACTGATTTGTAATCAGTCGGTCATCGGTTCAAGTCCGATTTCCAGCTCCAGACGCTATCCGTTGGATGTATCGAAGTCACATGATACGATGCTATACACAACATCTGGCGGACAGCATGCCACCCATTAAGACGGCCTCCTCGTGGCGGGTGGCGGACAGCGGCTCTTGCGGCTGCTGACGAATGTCTTAGAAGCATGCAAACGTACGAGCATCCCCGTCAAGTCGGGGCGCATCCAGACGCGACACAGCCGTAAAGGCGAGATTGCTGCACGGCAACTGGTAAGTTTCGCCGCAGTCTCACACACAGCCCAACGACAATCGTTAACCCGATTTGACAGGGAATCAACGACAGGGCTCAAAATTTGAAGTTGACCAACACCCAAGCGCTTTCTTGGATTCTCGCGTATCGTCAACGATGAGGTTCGCAAGATTGTCAGGTGGTGTGAAGATGACATCCGGGGATGACGACCTACTAAACGGATGTCATGGCGGGGCTAAGTGAGGGTTCACCCGCAATCTTATGCAGGTATCGTACAACGGCTAATACTCCGCCCCTCCAAGGCGGAGACGCGGGTTCGACCCCCGCTACTTGCTCCACACGTCGCAGTCACCGTACGCCACGACGTTAAACTTGGTGAGCATGGTCCACTTGTGGTCCGCTGTCCGAATGTCGATGAGACAGCCTCAAAAATAATAGACAAACAGGTGCTGTGCCTGAAAGTATTCGAAAGTCCCGGTGTTAGTCGCGAATAAGACCGGAAAACGGTGAAGAGGGTACAATACAGAATCTATCGGCGTGGCTGCCGAATGGTGCTGGATGCGAGTTGGCTTCTCGCTCAAGGGGTGACCAGCATAAAACACCCTATCGTGCTCGATTAGCTCAGTTGGTAGAGCAGCGCATTCGTAACGCGCAGGTCGGCAGTTCGAACCTGCCATCAAGCCCCATTACCCAATGAAGCGATAATAGAAAGGAGATGAAACTTATGGAACAGGCAATTATCAATGTCGAAGGTACAACTACCATTGAAACCGCTGCAGCAGCCAAAAAGCTGATTGGGATGCTTGGCAACCAGAACATCCGCGCCATCGCTGTCAACCGTGTAAACGACAAGAGCGACGAGGTCATTGTTGAACTCGATTTCATTCCCGGTTTGGCACCGCATCTGCACGGCTTCACGCTTCAGGTTAATGGCTTGACCTGTGGTTATGCTGGTACTGGTCCTTCCAATCTGTATGAAGTCCTGCAGGCGGCTGGCGTGAGTGAAGCTCAGGTAGCACGCGAGGACATCACTCAGAAGAGCACAAAAACCATTCCTCTGCGCCTGGAACGCGCCGTGACTCAGTACGGCGACTTCCAGTTTGCGTAACGCTATTTGGCGGGCTTGACCCGCCATCATGGAGGGATAGCTTAGCTGGATAAAGCACCTGCCGCAAAGCAGGGTATCGATGGTTCGAGGCCATCTCCCTTCTCCATCCAGACACCCTTTCGCTTCCTTTCGCCAAAGGTATCTGGGGTATTGTACTGCATTGCGTGTAGTACGGCCAATCAGGCGCGGAACTCCGAAACCATACCACGAAGAATTTTATCCTCTCCGCGCAGCATGGACATGCGATTTTACGGGGATAAATTCAAACCGAAATTGTGTCGAGTGGCGAAGACGGTTGCGACACTGGCGAAGCACATATCTGCTTCGTCAACCATCCATGAGAAAGCCTCCACGTGGCAGATGGTGGGCAACGCAGCAAAGCTGCGGCTGATTTCTTTCAAACCGGTATCTGAATAAATGCAGATAAATAGACGAAAAAATCAAAAAAGCAAAGGAGTACACAGCATGAGTAATCAGAAAATCATCAAAGCAATCGCAGGGATTGCAGCAGCCGGTATGATGGCAACTTGTCTGCCTGTCGCAGCATTCGCAGCCACCGGCGACACCTATCATTTCTCTTTCAGCAACGGTTCTTCCCAGGACCTGGCTCCGGGCGGCTCTATGACGTTCCCGGCAAGCCAGTATGACTACGGTTACTGGATTACCCTGCAGGGCCACGGCGGCTACACCTACAACTACTATCCCGGCGACACTCTGCCGTACGATGCAGTTGACCAGTGGTTCACCGCTGACGGCATCACTTCCTGCTATGCGGCCGAAGGTAATCCGCGTTCCATCACCATCAACTATCAGATTGACGGCAACACTGTGCTGACCGAAACTGACACCGCCACTTTCCCCGGCAGCGTTGATGGTCAGAGCGTTGAAGCCTGGACCACGGATTCCGGCGATACTTACACCGCATCCAGCAAGAGCCTGAACCATGACCGCCTGTTCTACTACCTGGGCGATGACATTCACGACAATGTCCTGACCCTGAAAGCCACTACTGCATCCACTCCCGATGACGGCAAGGATGACAACAAGGGCGATGACAAGGGCGATGTCACCAACCCCGACGATAAGGGCGACAACAAGGGTGACAATACCGGCGACAGCGGCACCACCACTCCCGATGACAAGGGTGACGTAGTGGCCCCCGATAAGGACAACGCTTCTACCGGCTCCAACAAGGGCAACGGCACTACCACCACTACTCCGACCGCTCCTCGCAAGAACGTTGAAGTCTCTGAGCACGGTGAAATTGCCGCCGCTATTGCCAATGGCACCTGGGGCAATGAGTACACCGTCTGCACCAGCTGTGGCTATCACAACTGGACCCGCAAGGGTAACGTTTACGTCTGTGACCATTGTGGTCATGAAGTCCTGACTGTTAAGGGCGCTGATGGCGTCAAGGGCTATGCTGGCACTCTGGCTGGCAACGAGCCCCAGTACGCTTCTACCTCTGAAGCTCAGGCTGCTGCTGAAAAGCGTGAAGCCGCTTATGCCGCTTCCATCGCTGCTCTGCAGGCACAGGTTGCCGCTCGTGAAGCTGCTTATGCCGCTTCCCTGGGCATCCACTAATTTGCCATCCTCTAACTAACGGTAATCGATAGTTTTTTCTCCTTGCTGTGGGGCGGGATTTCGGTCCCGCCCCATCCTTTTATGGTCAGATGTCCGAGTGGTTTAAGGAACTGTTCTTGAAAACCAGCGACGCCGCAAACGTCCGTGGGTTCGAATCCCACTCTGACCGCCAAATTTTTGCCGGGGTTTCCCGGCTTTTTTGTTTTTGTGAGCAATACAAGGCAACAGATTGCTATATCGAATAGGATTATGTATACTAGAGAAAAAGCAGATTAAGAGGAAACGCCATGACAAAACAGTCTGACATCGAGATGGTTGCCAAAGCCAGAGCTTGGGCTGTTAAGGCTCATGCCGGGCAAAAAGACAAGGCTGGGCAGGACTACTTCAAAGCGCACGTTACGGTTGTAGCAGAAGGCGTAAAAGGTGACCCAATAGCCGAGGCTGTGGCATTTCTGCATGATACGGTCGAAGATACGTCCGTCACAATAGAAGACATCAGAACGGGGTTTCCAAAAGAGGTTGCTGACGCTGTGAGTACGTTGACCCATAGCAAGGGTATATCGTATGCTGAATATCTTTGGTATGTTCAGCAAAATTCGATTGCTGTCAAAGTAAAGCTCTCGGACCTGAGCAGCAATATGGACTTAACCAGGCTCCCTCACACTCCAACTGAAAGGGACTTGGAAAGAACCAGAAAATACAAGCGGGCATATACGATACTGTCATCGAGAGAAGGTATAAGCGCAGTTAATCCGTATGCACTGTACGACTACTTGCTGGCAAACAACTGGAGCGTCAAAAGGAAAAGCACGAGGACTCCCGTTCTGGAAACTACGGATGGTTCTGCTGAAATCAACGTGCCCATCGACCTGGCTATGGCTGACTATGAGTCCAGAATGGCTAACGCTTTAGGCGTACTGTGCTCGTATGAGGACGTATTGCTCTCGAATGTGATAGTGCGGATTGTGGCTTGGAAGCTAGACAAACAATAAGCGTGGGCCTGCTATTATTTTTATGAAAAGCCTTGACTTTGTATTCTACACATTGTATAATATAGACACTGAATTTGATGAAAGGAAAATTGCACGATGTTTGCTGCTATGATGAACAAACAGAATAAATTGCAAAAGCTGTGGAGCAATTGGAATCTCTTCGGCTGTTTTGTGTTGTCTGTTTGTGCAAATCATAGTGCAGCGATGGTTGAATAAAATCATCCAAGTATCGGTTGTTTTCCATACTCTGCACGATATGAGCACCTGTCAGACGCACAACGCCTGATGGGTGCTTTTTTGATGCAGAAAATCAAAATCAGGTCACTCTAATGCCGCTGGAGTGAATTCCAGCCAGGCTTATTAAAGTGTATGCTATTATACATAATGTATATTCGAGGATTCGCCAAACGGTAAGGCATCAGGCTTTGACCCTGACAACGGTTGTTCGACTCGACCATTCTCGGCCAACGCTCACTTTCATGCGCATCGGAAGTGAGATTCCTCAAAGCTGTGTTCCCATAAGCAAGGCACGGAAGATGCGCGACAAGTGCTCGTAACTCAATCGGTAGAGTACCCGACTTTTAATCGGGGTGTTCGGGATTCGATTTCCCGCGAGCGCACCATGCCCGGCAGAGCATTATCTGCCACTTTTGTGGGTGTATAGCTCAGTAGGCAGAGCGGCGGACCGTTAATCCGTGGGCCGCAGGTTCGAATCCTGCACAACCCGCCATATGCTCCAGTGGCGAAACTGGCAAACGCGGCGGCTTTAAGTCCCGTTTTACTCTGGGTTCGACTCCCAGCTGGAGTATCTATATAGGGGTGTAGCTCAAGTGGTAGAGCAGCGGTCTCCAAAACCGCTTGTTGCATGTTCGAGTCGTGTTACCCCTGCCACAATAAGAAAAGCCGTCCTCACATAAGAGGCGGCTTTTTGTTTTGGAGAGTATACAGACCAAAAAACTAAACCACAAGTTGATTGCGAACTTGCGAAAACATGGTATAATAATATCAGAACGAAACGAAAGGAGATACCCCAAAATGCTGTGCAACACTGTTAATGTCATGTCGTATGAGTATAGTTACGAATATTCTGAGTTCATGTTCTTTGAACGCAGTTTTATTTCTCATACTCCTCGACAGGCAAAAACAGACCATGTACAGATGCGGTGCGTCTTCTAAGCGATAACTGCATGTCATAGCTGCTTGTCGAGATTTCGGCAGGCAGCTTTTTTTGTTGCCTGCAATACAGAAAGGCAGCAAGAAAAATGAACGTTCCTACTATTGATATCCAGCAGACAGGTGCCAATATCAAGGCCCTGCGAAAGGCAGCAGGCATCAAGGTGAAGGATGTGGCAGACATGCTCGGTGTGTCTCCGCAGGCGGTTGCTAAATGGCAAGCCGGAACAGCGCTTCCCACCATCGACAACCTTGTGATATTGGCAGCGATGCTGGATACCAAGATAGATGACATCCTTGTCATCGCATAAACCCTCGCCGCAGGATTGCGGCTATATATGGCCCGTTGGACGAATTGGTAGAGTTGCCGCCCTTTCACGGCGGAGATTATTGTGGGTTCGAAACCCACACGGGTCACCATGCTTCTGTAGCTCAGTTGGTAGAGCAGCGGTCTGAAGAACCGCGTGTCGCTGGTTCAACTCCAGCCGGAAGCACCATATGTGTCGGTATGCAAGAGGTTAAAGCAAACGGTCTGTAAAACCGCTCCGTTACGGTTCACTGGTTCGAATCCAGTCCGACACACCATAAGGTCCCTTCGACAAGTTGGCCTAAGTCACCACACTCTCAATGTGGAGTCGGCAGTTCGAGTCTGCCAGGGGTCATACAAGCACCTATGTCAAAAAGGTGCATTATGCAGAGGTCGCCTAACGGTAGGGCAGCAGCTTGCTAAGCTGCCGTCGCGGAAATCGCGGCATGTGAGTTCGAATCTCACCCTCTGCGCCATCTGCTTGCTTGTTCGAGTGGTTGATGAAATCGGTCCAGAAAACCGACGATGGGAGACTGTCCGAAGGTTCGAATCCTTCAGCAAGCGCCACTGCCCTCATTCTGTGCGGTATCCGTGCAGGTGAGGGCTTTTTCTTTTGCTTTTCGCTTCGAATTTCGGACTCGAATGGCGTTAATGGTCGGATATTCTTGATTATACATGCCTTTGCTGTATGGCAAATAGCTCCAAACAGTATTGGTTTTTACACCCAATTCTTCTGCGATTTCAGGAACTGACATACCGTTCGCACGCAGCTTCCCGATTTTTTCTGATGTTTCATCTGACCATGCCCCGGCTGTAATCAGTATTTTGCGCACTTTCTGCAATGAGATGCCTGCACGTTTGGCAATGGTTCTTCTAGGTATACCTTGCTCATGGAGCCGGAGAACCGTCTGCATTGTCGCGTCTATCTTATCAGTACCTCGTCGTTATCGATTTTTGTATTGCCCTAATTGTTGTACTTTAATCATACAGCAAAGCAACAAAATTGTCCAGGAAGCAAAAGTGCCTTCATTTGCCACTGATTCATCCGTTCGGAACGATATCGAAAATACCTTGATATTATTCCGATGCAATATTCCGATAAGCCGACTTTGTTCCGCAAATTGTGGATTGGATTCCTACCAAAGTTTGAAAGCAGAATGTTTCATCTATAGCTGCAAGGCTTTGGTGAGGAAGTTCACGGAATCGGTCCGTAAATCTAACGGCAGGATACTGCTCAAAGGTACAAATCCTTCAGCAAACGTCACAATCTCCAAAGTCAGCGAGTGTTCGTAAATTTATGGGGGACTGCTTTCTTGTTTAGCACCACAATTTGTGATATAATAGCGAAAGAAAACAATGAATAATGAAGTGCCATAAAATGCAGAAATACGATTTCATCAAGAAGCAATATACGCCGTACACCCCACCTCAGAACGGGCATTGCGACATCATGGTTCATGCCAACGAAGAACTCAATTGTGCTGCGTGCGGACGTACCATCAACAAGCACAACGCATATACGTCTGCGGCCATCCAGAACGATATTGGCATTGGCTATCTGATTTGCAAAAGCTGCTATGAGCACGAGCTCGAAATCAGAAAAGCTGTAAAATAAGGGTCCAGCCGCCTCCTTATGGAGGCGGCTTTTTTGCTTGTAAAAATATGTATAAACTGTTACCATTTAGCGCTTTCCGTTGTGAGAAATTGCGAATCGCGGTATAATGAAAGGGTAAAAAGTGAAAGGATTTTTGCCGTATGTACATTGATTTCACGAGCAAGCAGTACTTCTTCATTCTGCACGCTCTTGCTGTTATGATAACGTTTTATAGCAACGATTTTTCCTCTATCTGCAAAGAGGTTGGAGAGGCTTATGGCGTAAGTGAGGCAAACATTGCAAGTGCTTGTGCTGCTCTGACAGCTGTGAACGTAACGGCACCTGTCAAAAGTTTATCTAACAAGTGCAGCGACATTCTGGAAGATATACTGCATCATGCACGAGAACTGCCGGAAAAGGATGCTCCGTATAAGTACAGCATTGGCTTGGATACTCTTTCCTGGAAAGTAGTTGCTGATGCACTGGATACATACTCACGTATTTTGATGGGGCAATTTGGCGTCATTTATGAAGCCCTCGATATTTCTGGTAACGATGAGCAGCACTTCCAGGCGTATCATGATGCACGCTGGAATGGGGTGGGGGTTCTCGAAGCCCGTGACCTTCTGATTCCACAGCTCAAAAAGATAAGGCTTGGTTGGAATGGGAACTTTGGTATTTCAAATTCAGGACTTGCCTACAACAGCAAACTGGCATACGAGATTCTTAAAACCATTCGATATGCGACAGAGAAACGAGATAGCTCCGTTCTGAAAGTGACAAACGAGCCGCTGCCGCATGTCGATGGTTCTTTCCAAATCAAAGCACTGTGAACAAGATTGGAGGTTTTCCGGGGTGGGCGACCACATCATTTCTTTCTTAGATATCTGCGCAATGCGCGGTCAGCTGGTTTTGGCAAAGGCACCGTCCATCCCGGCTATCAATAACAAAACTGTGTATTGTACCGGCGCTCACAAACACGGAGAGGACCGCTGCATTGTCCTTGACGGCGAGGAGTACAGCCAAATTCTTTTTGTTAACGGAACAATAAAACTGTATTGGCAGTGAGGTATCATTGTGGACAATATCATTGTGAACAGCGCTCTTTGGTATGCCGAGCAGAGCAGTCAGTTTCTTTTGAATTCTGGGGCCAACAAGCTGCTGGATAAGGGCTATGACTATTATGTGAAAGAATTTATTCCGCTTGGGCACCGCCTTATCCAAAACGGTCAGATTGCCGCCGATGCGATGGATGGGGAACTTGCCGCACAATTTTCGATGGCATACGTCGCAAACTATTGGCGTGCAGCAAAAACCGTGTACAATTTCGCTTCGGAATTTCTCAGAACATTAGCCGAGACTGAGGACGCACCGATTTATTCCGATATCATGATGCGGCTGCCATATAGGGATTTTGTCGTCAATAACCCACGACTAAAGTCGCGGGCTTGCATCAGCGAGTCTACGCTTTAGAAGTGTCCGAAAGGATATGTTGACTACCCTAAGTGTTTCGAGCACTCCGTTATAAGCGAATAGATAGTTACCGTGCGGCGTTAATCCTAACTGCACGCTCTAAGACAACACATCACGTAAAGCTGAGGCAAAGCCGACAGGTGTGGTTGTATCAAACCGCTTATGACCTTGGGGAAGGATTTTTACCCTCTTCGGAGGAGTGAGCAGCCTCCTTTTAGCTGCAATTTTATCGAAAGGAGCATAGCATCATGCAATATGCGTATGTACTTAACAAGCACGGCGAGCCCTTGATGCCTTGCTCACCCGGAAAGGCTCGCATCTTGTTGAAACAGCAAAAAGCGTGCGTTGTAAAACGCACGCCGTTCACCATCAAACTCCTGCATGGAAGTGCGGGATACAAACAACCTATCACTCTTGGTGTAGATGCGGGTAGCAAGCATGTTGGCTTGTCTGCATCTACAGAGAAGCGCGAACTCTACAGTGAGGAGTTCACTCCTCGCAACGATGTAGTAGAATTGCTATCTACACGCAGGCAGAACCGCCGTTCAAGACGCTATCGCAAGACTCGTTACCGTGCGCCGAGATTCAATAATCGCGTACACAGCAAACATAACGGCTGGCTTGCACCTTCGGTAGAAGTAAAAATCCAAGAGCACATTACTGTTATTAAGCGCATCTGTCGAATTTTACCTGTCACTCTTGTAAGAGTAGAAACCGCAGAGTTTGATACACAGCGCTTAAAGGCGATGCTTGCCGGAAAGCCTCTGCCGGTAGGAACCGACTACCAACTCGGTGAGATGTACGACGAATACAATGTTCGCCAGTATGTTTTGAAGCGTGATAACTATACATGCCAATGCTGTGGTGCTCACACCACCGCAAAGAAAACCGTCAAGCTGCATGTACATCACCTTGAAAGCCGTAAGGTGGGCGGTAATGCACCAAGCAACCTTATCACTTTGTGTACCACTTGCCACAACAACCTCCATAAAGGGAAGATAACACTTGACGGCAAAAAACGTGGTAAAACGCTTCGCGATGCGGCTTTTATGGGTATCATGCGTAACACACTACTGACACGCCTACGCAATGAACTTAATATTCCAGTACAAAACACATATGGCTATATAACCAAGTTGTTGCGTGAACAAAACGACATCAAGAAAAGCCATGTTAACGATGCCCGTTGTATTAGCAAGCATCCACTAGCTAAACCTTGCAGTGTTTGTTACCGCACGAAGGCAATTCGACACCACAATCGGCAAATCCATAAAGCGAAAATCCTGAAAGGTGGAATTCGAAAAGCAAATCAAGCGCCCTATATCGTTAAAGGATTTCGCCTCTGGGACAAGGTGCTCTATAACGAGCAGGAATGTTTTATTTCAGGACGCAGGTCATCGGGATATTTCGCTTTAAGAAAATTCGATGGTACAACCATTACGAATAGCATTTCATTTAAAAAACTGCGACTATTAGAGCCTGCAACAAACTATTTAATCGAAAGGAAGTGAATGGGCAAATCCTCCCACGACTGAAGTCGCGGGTATCCTTGCCATGATTGATGATGCCCCTGAAAAACACAAATCTAAGGGCTGGACCAACGCGATGCCAAAAAACAAACGAAGCTAAAAAAGCCACTTGCACAAATGTGCGAACCGCCTAAAATAATAATTGCATAACAGATACCATCACTTACCTCCTAATTGAACATTAAATTAACAATCTGTCATGCACAAGTAAGCAGACTCTCTTTTGAGGGCCTGCTTCTTTTTTTGTATGTATTGATTAGAAACAAAAATATTTCAGAAAGGATGAATACTATGACCACAAATACCAAGAACAGTTTTACCAGGTTCGCGGCTGCCGCAAAAGATTGCTTCTATGTGAATTCTTTTCGCGCAGACTTAGTTCAGTGCGACAGGGCCTTGAAAATGGACGGCGAGATGCACGTCGAAGCGGAATGCTGGATGAACATTTTGGATGCCCTGGACGATAACGACATCAAGATGTATGTCGATAACGAATACCGTCCCGGACTTCTGAACCCGTTCCATAAATGGTGACGCTCCAAAAACAAGTCAATAACCCACGACTAAAGTCGCAGGCTTGCTCCGGCAAGTCTGCACTTTAGAAGTGTCCGTAAGGATATGTTGACTACCATAAGTACTTCGAGCACTCCGTTATAAGCGAATAGATAGTTACCGTGTGGCGTTAATCCTAACTGCACGCTCTAAGACAACACATCACGTAAAGCTGAGGCAAAGCCGACAGGTGTGGCTGTATTAAACCGTTTATGACCTTGGGGAAGGATTTTTACCCTCTTCGGAGGAGTGAGCAGCTTCTTTTTAGCTGCCAGAGCGCCTCTATTCGTAGTGGTGCTTTCATAGTCGCTATGGTCTTTGTTGCCATACAAAATATATTTTATTTTCAAAGAAAGGAATTGCCCTGATTGATGAGACGAACAATGGTCGTAAGCGTATTTGCGGGCTGCGGAAAAACATGGCTCGCGAATCACCAAAACAAATATGGCTATTCAATGCGGGATAGTGATAGTTCTACTTATGAAAAAACTGCCGGATGGGAAAAAGAATACATAAATAGCTTCATGAAAGAGGCAAAATCAGGAAAATATGATTTTATCTTCGTTTGCCAAACGGAATCCGTCATAGACGAAATGGATAGGCAGAAGATTCCCTATGTAATTGTCGAACCTGACAATATCGTATGGAATGAACAAGAATCCAAAGAGCGAGCAAAGGAAAGACAAATCATTAAGCAGCAATGGTTCGGCAGGTTTATACTTCGAGATAATTCCCATATCAAAAATTTTTCAAAGTGGCTGAACCACATGAAAGATATTTACGATGAACGAACGGGACTTGGTTTCATCGTAAAGCATAATCCGGTATCGTTTTTCGTCTTAAAGCAAAACCAGTACCTTTCGGATATCATCGATGACCTGTACTGGAAAAAGCAGCATTGTGATGCATACATAGTTTAAGAAATGGTGGTCTTATAAAAGATGACCTTACACTGGCAGACAGAAGTTGGACATGCAGTGGCTGCGGTACAACACATAACCGCGACCACAATGCCGCTATAAACATACGTAATGTTGGATTGTTGGGATTATATCCCGCATAAATCCAATTTCCTCACTCCCGCTATGCCGCCCGCAACAGCGGTGAAAGCTCATAGATACTTGGTCGCACGGACGGAACCGTGCTGTAAAAATCCATTGAGTGAGAATTATTGGAATCCTGCGGGATTTTAAGCCCCTCCTTCAGGTGGAGGTTGTTGACATATGAATAAAGCCCTTGAAATTAACTCGAATCTAGCCGTTCTTCTCAGCATCAAGAAGCAATGGCTTGAAAAAATTCTGAGCGGAGAAAAGACTATTGAGGTCCGAAAAACTATGCCGTGGGAAATTAGCTATCCTTTTGTAGTATTTTGCTACGAAACCAAAGCTAACGGTGGTGCTGGAAAAGTGACTGCCGCATTTGTTTGCCGTGACATCAATACACTCGATTGCCTGCGTGAGCTTCCGGCATATGCTATTGGTACGGAAGTGACCGCAAAGACCGCTCAATTCGTGAAGGACAGCTGCCTTACCGCAAATGAGCTGATTGCATACGGCAATAAGTCCGGCACTCTTTATTGCTGGAACGTTTCTGATGTCCAATCTATGGATATGTCGCTGCGAGAGCTCGGCGTTAAGCGAGCACCACAGTCCTGGATGTATCTGCTAGTTCCTGACGACAAGACGTTCTGAACGATGCCTGTTGGGCTGTCTGCGTGTGCGGACCAAGCAAAACATCTACTGCACGATAGAATAAATCGTGCAAACAAAGCAGACTCTCGATTCTTGAGGGCCTGCTATTTTTTTATTTCAGGAGGAAACATCAATGATTCTTTATCATATCATGGCAGACACCGGATGCCTGCCGGACGATGTTGTTCCGCAGATACCAACGAATCGGATGAAAGGGGAGGACCAGGAAATCCCAAGAATTTGTCTTGGGCACACCCTCGATGACTGCCTGACCAGTATTGGGATTGCGCATTTTGTCTCAAAATTCCTGCTCGCTGAGCTGCGTCAGAACAAAAAATACTCCAAGGATATGCCGTTACCGTTCATTGTCCGAATGTACAACATCAAGGACGAAGACCCGAATCTCTTGACCGAGGAAGAAACACAGAAATATGTGGCGGATTCTGTCGTGACCAGTGAATGCTGGCTCACAAGATACGAGAAGCCCGTCAAAGTCCAAAAGCTCTGGCTTGTGGGCGGCGAAGTGGTGCTTTGGCCCTATATCGTTGACGGCGTCGTGTACGATTACCCAATCGTCCGTAACTCAATTTGGGCAGACAGCAAAACCTTGCCGGACCCGGAATTTCAGAATCAAATCATGGATATCACTCAGAAATGGCTTAACGAAGCCTGAAAAAGAAGCACATCAAAAACTCTTGCACATTCTTGCGAATTCCATAATATAAAAGTTGTACGACAGATAACATCTACTTGGCACACCGCGTGCTCGTACAATTCATAATTCTGTTCTCATTCAAGGCAGACTCATCTTCATGATGGGCCTGCCTTTTTTTGTTTTCAGGAAGCCGTCATCCACCCATTTTAACAGCGACTGATAAGGAGGTCCGCTATGTCTATTTTCAAACATTTTACTCCGAAAAACACCCGCTTCGCCATCTATGCCGGTAACCCAGGTTTTTCCGGCATGGTTATCTGCTCCGATTTTATCGGGTATGTTAAAGCCCCAACGCTCAGCTACGCCTATGATGCAGCGTATCGGTATCTTGCCAACAGCGGATATACCGCCATCGTAGTTCGTGAAGCATGAAGTTTTTCCAACAACCGAACATCTATCACATCCCGCCAGACAGTTATTGTCGGCGGGAACTTTATTTGAAGGAGTAATCACAATGAACGACAAATTGAAATTCTATGCCGGAACCATCGCTTTCATGCTCAGCGTTATCACCATTATCGGCTGCATAGCCTGCTTTTTCTCAACGCCTGCGTATGCTACGCCGGTAAAGACAGCTAACGATTCCGATATCGAGTATGTCACGCCGTTGGAGGTCCATCTTCGGGAGCTCAACGCTCAGCCGCCTTTCGCGCCGGTACTGCCTGTACCTGAACCGGAAACGACTGAGACGGAGCCTGAATCTGAGCCCTCTGTAGAGACGGCAGAGACTGCGGTGGAACCTGCAGAAGAACCTGTGACGAACACGATTCCTCAGAACCTTTCTGACAATGAGTACGCCATCTACACAGCATTGCGGGATGTGGGTCTTTCCAAGGCCGGTACTGCCGCAGTGATGGGCTGCATGTCGATGGAAAGCGGTCTTAAAGCCTCGGCCGAAAACCCTTCGGATGGCGGCTATGGACTCCTGCAATGGACTTATAGCCGAAAGACAGACCTTTTCAACTGGTGTTATGGCAATGGCTATGACCCCAACACCGTTACGGGACAGGTGATGTTCTTCGTGTATGAGCTCAATAGCACATACAGCAAGGCCGCCAAATACTCATATCCGGTGTACGAAACTCTCACTACAAGCGACAGCCTGGAAGATTGCCTTTCGATGTTCTTCTCCCATATGGAAGCAGGAACCAACGTGATAATCTCTTCCCGCAAAGTCTATGCAGGAGGGCTGACCACGTTAGACCTGTACCGCAAACGCTTAACTGCCGCTTACAAATACTTCATTTGAATTAGGAGGAAATCACAATGAAAACAACCGTTTATCTGTCCCGAAAACTCTTGAACCAGTTAAAGGTAAAAGAAACCGAAAGCAAAGACCTTATGCTAACCCATAACCTACACAACATCATCATCAACGGTAAGCGTGTTGGCTGCTCTGGCCACATTCAGAACGTTCTCAACAATAAGTGCGTTTACGTCAGCACTGAAAAGAGTTGCTATCAGCCCTTGTCTGACAAGAACCTGGTTCGCTATGCCGCCGATATGAAGGATTACTCCTCTGTATCGCTCGGCGCTAAAGGACGCAATCAGTTCGTGACCAATGATGAGTTGGTTGGGAAAATCATTGATATGCTCCGATAAGGGCATAAACAGAAAGAGAAAAAACTCATGAAAACCGGCATCAAGAGTCAGATAGTAATAGTATCTGCTGTGGCAGCTGTTCTGCTCATTGTTATGAGCGTCTGTGCAATTGCGGAGAGCATTACCTTTGAGAAGGTTGCTGCTCTCGCTGCAAGCGCACTTGCCTTGAACAAATGCTGCGGCATCCTGTTAAACTAAGGAGAAAAAATCATGAAGAATAAATACAAAGTTGTTGCCTTGGTTCCTTTGGAGTTCTCTGTTGAGGGAAGCTCCGATTCCAAAGAGGCAATCGAATCCGTCAAAAACATTTTCGAAGCGTGTCGGGATGATAAAGACTACGCGGACATCGTTTTTGATGGTATCGAAGAGTCACTTCGTCACGACAGTATCGAGTACAAAGTTGAAGCCGTCCAGCATGAACCTGAGATGAAGGCAAATTCCGATATCCGTTCTGTTGCCTTCGATATCTGCGACGTCTTCGTGAACTATCTCGACGAAAACGGTATTTGCATCGTTTGCGATGATGCAGATGAGGAGCGGGAACGGAAAGACAATGAAAGCGGCGCGATGCTGTACGGCATGGAATATTGGCATCTCGTTGAGGATGTCGAGTTCTGGCTGAGTCACATGAGTGCGCAGGGAAAGCCGGTCATTACTTCTAAAATTTTGAAGGCGTTCGACGAACTTCTCGTATCCAAAAACCTCGGTAACTCCGTGCCAAGCGGCGATAATCGCTATCAACTGCACTCAAAGATTCTGAGTTGCTTGCGTTCTCGTGAGGAGGGGTTGGAATGAGCACGAAAGGCTGGAACAGTCTGAAACCTATTACGACTCCTGACCAGATGCCTGCGCCGATTCATTGGAACCCAATGAACGAGGATTGGAAAATGCGGCTTACCAAAAGCCAGATTTACAACACCTCTTCTGGTTTCGATACTCAAATGCTCGATGCTATGGAGAAGCTGCATGACAAAATCCTCACATTTGGCGGGGATGAAGTCTGCATGACGGAATTTGACGAAGACGCCCCAAAAATCCTCAAACGCGGCCGGTTCTTTTATGGCAGCAGCTATATGAGGAAAGGCCAGGATTGCCAGTGCCATTACAATTCTGCACGGCTTTGGTATAAAAACAAAGACCGGTGCTTTATTGCAACGGGCTATGCTCTTTCCGAAGACGGGCTCTGGCGCTGTCATTCCTGGGTCGTTCAGCCAATGGCACGCACCGTTCGCGTGTGGGAAACCACCGTCAAGCGTGTTGCCTATTTCGGCGTGGTTTTGACCAGCGAGGAATGCGAAGACTTTGTCGAGAACAACACATAACAATTGGGGAGGTTACCCAACATGGGTGAACAACTACATTTCAGTATGGATGGTGAGTTCCTCACCGCCATTGCACGTGACTGGTTCTGGAATATGGACAAACCGTATAAAAAGTGTGAGGAGCTGCTGCTCTCCTGCATGATGGGTGGCAACGAGGAAGAAAAAAGGCATGTTTGCCAGGACATTATCGAAGGCCGGAAAAAACTTGTTGGTGTCAATGAGTTTGAACTTGTCGATGACAATGTTCATGTTCGTTCCCTCGGGCAGAAGGTTGAGGAGCTTCAACACAAGATGCTGGTCAATCAAATTCGTGAGGATATGATTGCACATCCGCTCAATTATGTTGACCGCTTTGCTATGACTGATAGCTATGAAACGCTCTGCACCAATGCAAAACATCATTATATCGATTGCAGCTATGACGGTATCAAGTGCTTCCTCTATGGGAAAACGGGTTATTCTGATGCATTCAACAACGGTGCATGGCTTTTTACCCACCCAGACCTTGTTGCAGAATTCAATGGCGAACCGCTTCCTGAGCAGGAATCCAACCCGGAATTCTACAAAACCGATTTTTGGACCAAGCTTGCCTCTTGGATTGAAGCAAACATGAAAGGCACATCCGTTGAACGCCGTCAGCGACTGTACAACAGCTATATCAGTGATAGACCCATTCAGCATCAGCTGACCGAATATGGTCTGATTGCTCCCGATGGCACCTGGTATGCCTGCGAGTTTGGCGAGCACGCTGCCCTGGCTGGCCGCATCATCATGCGCAATCGAGAAGCGTTTGGTCTTTCTGACCATGAAGTTCTCAATATGGCGTATGACTGGAGCGGCAAGGGTCTCGATTTCCTATATAAACGCGGTTGGATTGCCATTCGTAATCCTTCGATGGGCAATACATTCCTCGATATGGATGAGACCAAAACCGCAACAAAAGCTCAAGTAAATACCATTTTTGACTATATTTCTAAATTTAACCGCTATGACATGAATATTTCTAAAGTTATGGTTGACTAAAAAGGAGATTTTATTATGACTTCCAATATGACTATGACCGCTATTTCCATCTGTGATTTCCTGAAACTCATCGTGAAAAGCACGGTGAAGCATTACACCGAGGATTTCAAGCTGGACATAAAGATTTTCAAGCGCTATGCAAAAGAAGCACAGGAAACTGGAAAAGCAGTGCCAATGCTCTGGTTCTGCCGTTACAACGGAACGTATCTTTGTCTCGAAGAAGATGCTTACAAAGTAGGTACTTCGATGTTCAATACATTCAAGTACTACGATGAAAATATGGAAGACGAAGCACGAACCATTAAGGCTTTTCTAGTCACCGTTACAGGGATGGAAGAGAGAAAGCCTATCGGCTGTATCACTCCTATCAACTATAAGGGCGAATGTGACCGCATCCGTCATTACGCGGTTCCGTCCCATAACGTTGAGGTAATATACAAGAATGGCACGCTCATTCAGGAACGGGAAGTCTTTGATAAATATCCAATCGTGAAGCACCCGAAGTTTGGTACGATTCGGGAAGCCAAATTCTTGGCCGATGACCCTGACGCGCTTGATTATGCGCTGCATATGGCTCGCAATGAGAGAAAGGCAGGGTGACAGCCATGAAAACGATGGTTACATTGACTCACGAAGAAGCCCAAAGTTATTTGGCGTACGCTCTGATTTGCGAAACGATGGAAGGCTCTCGCTGGAATAGTGGTTGCCGTCGCAGACTGTATAGTCAGACGTTCACCCGCCGTGAGCAGCAGCGTATTTCTCACATCAAATCCATCGCCCACAAGTGGTATCTCGTCACGGGTGTGCCGGAAAAGGTGCGTATGAGCTACGACAACTACTTGTTGTGGCAGCGCCTTGCGGAGTTTTGCGCAACCGTCTGAATATCACCAATTACATTCAAGGGGCTTCCTTTTTTAGGGAAGCCCTTTTTTATATGCTTTTCCTGTGCAAATCAGCCGTTGTTATTGTACGATAGATGACATGCAATTTTGCTATTGCCTACGCAAACAAGCGATGATTCTTCTTGCTAAAACGTGCGAACGGAATAGAATAATAGTTGCATGATAGATATCATTCATTCAGCGACATTTGTTGCTGTACAATTCACAACCTGTAAAGCAATAAGCAGATTCATCATTCCGATGGGTCTGCTCTTTTGTTTGCAAAAACGCGATGGAGATTGTCTCAAGAGTCGCACGAATATCCCACGACACGGGAAAATAATGAGCGGAAGTTACATTAAATTCGTTTTCAATTTCGATGAGGTTTCTGGCAGTGATGTTCAGGATTGCATGTATCGTGTTGCCAAAAAAATTGCAGAAGACGTTCCTCACAATGAACGCCTGAAAGCAAATATCGTGGATTTTATTGCGGACGCGGTTCCTGAACACATGACAGAAAAAATCTGTAAAAAGATTTCCTCTGAAAATGGCATGATGGAGGTCCTGCACAATGAGCGATACCTTATCATCAAGGAAGAACTCTACGCCATTCTCGCTACTGAAATCGGCGACACAATCAATAATGCCGAAACTCTTTCTGATTCCTACTACATCAGCGACACCGGCAGTCCTGATATGAGCGACGAAAATACTATCATCTTTGGTGCTTTTGAGGCGAAAAAGATGAGGGACTTCGCTGCTCGTATTGACGAAATGCAGATGAATACAGCTTGGAATCTCATTTGCCTTGCGGGTGCGGATTCTCATACGCTGACACTGGATATGATGCAGAATCTTTATGGAAAAGGCTCGACATTGCTCCTTTCTTCCGCCATGGACATTCTGGCAGGAGAATTTTCTTTGGAGAGTTTTGCGGTTGGGTTCAAGGACGGATATATGCAAACGTTCCCTAACCGAGAAATTCAGGATGACATCAGCAAACATCCGGAAAACTACATCGCAATTGACCTTTTGGTTAAGTAAACAACTGCAAAAAATTATCGCACAGACGGCGGATGAGGTTTTCTCAACCTTCTGAAATCCAAAACTGCAAATACTAATTATAGCCGCTTACCGCAAGGTAGGCGGTATTTTTTTACTTGCCAAAATGTGCGAACGGCATAGAATAGTAATTGTACGATAGATATCATTCCAAATCGAATAGGCTTCATTGTACGAAGATGGAAAGGTATCTTTGGAGCAGACTGTTAGTGAATTTCTCGAGAGCGAATATACTGGTGCAAGCCGCGCAACCTATGTATCTCACTATGGTCTATCATATAACACATATGGGGATAGTCTCTCGGACGACACCCTTGAGATTGGCTGCTCCATTATGACCGATGGAATTAAAGATTTCGTACAGAGGAATGCAGGGATTCCGTGTGAACGATTCTCCCGTGAAGAATTTTTCGACATCAAAACCGAATGTAACGAATTTGACCCGATATACGACGAATGCCGCGCCAGCGATTTCTTTTGGGCTACTGCCGCTGTAGAATTTGCAGGCATTGACAAAATGACTTTGAAAGAAGTTCTCGCCGCAGTATAAATTGTCACGAAAGCCGTTCACCGTTTGGTGGACGGCTTTTTCTTTTTGACATTTTTTGCGATTTCCCGATAATAGTGGAAACACCCAAAACAACGTGGAAACGTGACGATGCCTTGGCTAGTATCACCTCAAACTATACGGTAAAAGCTAATCTTACTTCCGGTGATTGGAGCGGCACGGTGTCTTTTGCCTGCACCATTTCAGGAAACTAAATATCCGGTCTTCTAAATTGTACGATGTGTCGTATATATTATTTTCGTAAAAACTTGGTATTTTGGGTTGACGGCACGTGCGATACCCATAGAATAGATAATGTAACAGAGATATCATTGATTTGCCATAGTTCATATACCTCCTGGAAGAAGGACAGATGCCCATATTGGGTTTCTGTCCTTTTTCTTTTTGAGGATTCCCGCAGATTTTCTGCGTTTAATATAGATTCATCCCACGGAATGTGGACTTCTGACAGCCGAAGGAAAGGCTGATTATATAGAATTGCTATGCTAATCAACATAGCACGCGTACACAGCGTCAATGTGTTTATATAAATGTTCCTGCACGCGAACGCCGCGTTAAGAGCGTATTTATATATACCGTATAACAATTACAAACCTTCAAGGAGGACTTTACCATGATTCGAAACATAATTTAGCGAGTAGACGCCATCATCAGCAGCCACGAAGCCAAAGCCAAACAATATATAGCTGACTATGGTTCATTCGTTCACGGTCTAATTAAGACCTAGCTGAGCAAAGATGGTGTGATACTCGCGCTCCTGCTGGAGCAAGTGAAACTGACCGATGCCGCGAAATTTCTGCTGCTTTTGGCAGTAGTATCAATCGCTGGCGCATTTCTTGTCAAGAAAGTCTTCAAAAATTACAGCCACATCAAAGGATTGGCCGAAGACTTTCTGAAATCAGCTGACGTTTTCGGAGCTGTCAAAGAAGCGATTTCTGATATCGCCAGCGGCTCCTGCAAAACAAACAACAAAAAAGAATAATAACATCCCCGATATATGGGGCTCACATTGCTGTGGAGATAAATTCGAGAGCAGCACGGCAGCCCCACGTTACGGGGTTATATTATGGCTAAGAAGAATAACAACATCACTTTCAACGTCGGCATCACCAACCATTACTTTGACGCTATTTCGCGCCAGAAGTTACCCATGAGCGATGCCGCTTGTGAGCCGGTTGATAATGCCATCTCTAATTGCAAAGATGCCATTAACATCTTGGTCGCGATTGTGAAAGGCCATGCCAAAAACCTAATCGGTGTGGTTATTGCCGACTGGGGCAATGGTATGTCTAAGGAAAAGCTGCCGGAAAACCTACAGTTTGGCAACGGCCACAGCAATGAGGGCCCGCTGTGCATCCATGGCGTTGGCCTGAATAATTTCATTTTGGTTGCCACCCGCAACAAGTATCCCTGGTTCATCGCTTCCAAGCAGCCTGGAGAGGACAGCTATCACCGCGTTGACGGCCCGTTCGCCACGACCATGACGATGTCCGAGCAGGAAGAGATTCCTATGGCAGATGTCGTTATGCGTGAGCAGTTTAAGGCTCTTGGCGCTCCTTCTACCATCATCTATGTGGAGATGGACAAGGCTACCGCCAGCACCATGCTGACCAAGAACGGCAGCTGCGCTGAGAGCCGGGTCACCAGCCTGAACGTGCTGCGTACCTGCCTGGCTGAGCACTTTGGTGTCAAGTACCGCAATTACTTGGCACCTGACGCTACCGGCGTTGCTCCCGCCCGTATCCTGATTCCTGATTTCCATATGGCGAATGGCAAGACGTGCGATGTGCTCGTCAAGCCCATTTTCCAGCCGTATAAGGAGAAGCAGAAGGAAAAGAACTTCACTGTTGACTATGATGGGTACGAGATTCCTGTCAAGGTTGAGTGTGGTCAGCTGGATACGGATGCGACCAAAGGTGTTGTTACTGGTGGCTATGACTTGAAGCATTTCTACCAGAACAACATGCTTACGCAAGGCTTGGATATCCAGCTCGGCGAGCGTGTTATCGCCACCGCTCAGTTTGATACCATCTGGGACAAGGCTCGTCACCCGGCCTTCAACGCTTTCACCGGCGTTGTTGCTGTTGATATTTCCGGTCTGCCGCGTGGGTTCTTGAATACCCTCGCCAACAAGTCGGACATCGACCTGAGCGACAAGGGATGGCGTAAAATTTTCGACGCTATTGCCGAAAACGTGAAGCCTCTCGAAAGCGAGCCTCTCACTCTTGAGAAATATGCGCAGGATTTTGCAAATCGGCTGGTTGCAGACACCGGGAATGAAGTTGAACTCCAGTTCCCTCTGTACGCAAACCGGACTCGTATCGACGTTCTGGAACACATCGATGAGGCCCACTGCAAGATTTATGACTTCATGAGCGGCGTTGCTACTTTGAAGTCTGTAACCGAGCTGCGGACTCATTGGGATGGCATGGTTGCACAGGGCATTCAGCCTGTTTCGGCTGTGATGTTCTGCAATAAGCGCGGTCCTATGCTCAAACATACCTGCGACGAGATGAACACTCTCGTGCAGGCTATGAATGACGAGGACTTCTACATGACCCTCGAAGCTGCTGGTGGTGATGCATCTAAGATGCCGCACTACAACTTCGATGTTATTCTTGACCAGAGTATCCCCGTGAAGAAATAACATCACTTGCCGTCATCCGAAAGGGTGGCGGCATTTTTTTGTTGAGCTATTGCTTAAACATCAAGATTCCTCATGTGGGGTGTAGCGTTTTGTACCGATATATGCTATAATTGGCACAAAAAGGAGGAACCGACATGGCAGAAAATAATAACAACGGTGGCAAAAACACTAATATCATCACCAAAATTAACGATACCATTTCCAAAGTCCTGGGCGATTTCCCGCCCGTTGTTCAGACAATCGCAAAAATCGTTGTCTTCGGTGGGCTCATCCTGCTTATCGCCAAAGCCATCGGCTATATTTTCCCGGTTATTGTGAACGTTCTTTTCAACCTCTTAGTCAAAATCGTTGGCTTCTGCATTCTGGCAGCCTTTCTTTACGGCTGCTGGTACGAGGTAAAACTGCAAATGACTCGCGATGAAAACTCCTTCCTACTGAATGAACGACTCAAGTATCAGAAAAAAGAATACGAGGAACGTGAGCACAGAAGACAAGAACGAGATAACAGACGATAATACATAATCATACATAGGCTGTCCAGCTTCGGTTGGGCAGCTTTTTTTATTTTCCTGTTGCAGGCTCTTGCGAATCGTATACCATAAAAAGTATGAAAGGAGTTTATCATGAAAACACTTGAATCCTTTTTTAGCAGAACTGCACAGTTTGGCTTGCTCATTTATCTGACCGGCTGCTTTGGCCTGTTGATTGTTTTAGGCGCTGCAGTCGCAAAATGGCTTAAACTCATCGACGTAATTCAATATATTGCCTTTGCTTTTGGACTTGGACTCCTCACTTTGCTTATCGGCGTGGTGGGTCTCTCACTCCTCGGCATTAGGCAAAACCGCAAACATAAGGAGGTAAAACGCGCATGAGTAAAAAGATTATCAATATCACCGCAGCTGCCATGGCACTCGCCGTGACACTTTCCGGCTGCGCCACAGCTGTGGTTCAGGAACGGAAAGACCAGGCAGCCGCAGCAGCAAGCGCAGAAGCAGCACAGGCTGCCGTCACAGCAACACCGGAACCGACAGCAGAACCGACCCCGGAACCCATCAATGCCTGGTCTTTGTTGTCGAATCTCCCGGATTTCACGCCCGGCACGCTGGACAATCCTGACACTACCTGGCCGGACGGTATTCCGATGGGGCAGAGTCCTCTGTCTTACGATGACGGCAGCAAGTTCTATTCGCTGCGCAGCGTTGATACCGGCAAGACACTGGATATCACGGACGTTGCATTACAGGATGTACGGGATTTGCCTGTAAAGGGATATCTGAAATTGAACGAACTTGAAAACGGTGATACAGTCATTGGTGAAATCAATGCAGAATCCACAGGCGAAGGCGTAGAAAAGGAAATCAGTGATTTTTCCATTCACACTGCCAGCAAGGATGACGGCTGTGACTATTATCCGATTGGATATAACGGCGGTTCACTGACCTTGATGCTGGACGGTCGTGCAGCCAATGATGATGGCATCAATATCGGCGATGCGTTCCTTGACGGCCTCTATTATTCGTCTGTCACTCCGGACAAATTCGACGGCTATCCGACCGACGGAGAGCCAGAGGAACAGTTCAACTTCCTGTATGGTTTGTTTGGCAATCCGTCCGGTCTCTACTGGACAAACAACGATTCTGTCGCTTTCAATTCCAGCAAGCAGTATCGTACCTTTGAAGATTTCCGAGATGCAGATTATGATGTTGAAATTGGCGGCAAGAACTTCTATCTGGTTTGGAACTATGACGGGTATAGTGTTGTTGCGGCGTGCAACGATACCTTTGACAGCACTAATGTGAAGGGCACTACGATTCAGGATATTTACTTGTTCCCGAACATGACAGAAACCAAGTACCTAGTCGAAAATTCCGGCAGCCTGATTAGCGGTTATCTGGGTTATGGTGAAGTTCCCGTCATCTTGACTGGTACATACGCATCAGTCAACAGTGATTCGACTGTCGAACAGGATACAAGCGCAGAAGAAAACACCGACGCTGAATCTGGTGACAATTCCACGGCGGACGAAAACGCTGAGTCCAGTTCCGATGATAACAGCAACAGTTCGGAAAATTCCGATTCTTAATTCTAAAAAATAGTTATTGCGTATTCGTGCGAAACGCATACAATAAAAATTGTATGATAGATAACAGCACACATACGCTATAATTTCACAATTCTGAGAAGCAGACTATCCGTTTGGAGGTCTGCTTTTTTTGTTGGAATTTTGCGGTGCTTTGCTGACGTTTATCGTAACTAAACACTACAAGGAGAAATAAAAAGATGACCGTAACGAACACTGTAACAGAAACAGAACACTTAACTCCCCTGCGTTCCGCTGTAGAGCACATCAACTGGAATACTTTGTACCAGCAGAAAATGGCTCTCGAAGAAGTCTCTGACATGCTCTATGCCAAGAGAAAAGAGGATGACACGTTTGGCAAGGCTTCCGCCTGGCTCGAAAGCGTCATTGCACTCATGGAACGCTTGGGGGATGCAGCAGAAGAGGAAGGAAAGTTTAATTATCCCGAGCGGGACGAAAACGATGAACATCTGGATAACAGGTTCAATCATGTGTTGAATCAGTACCCGGATGTGGATATCTGACCAGTTCATATCAGGAGGACAATGATGCGGATTAACAGCAGTTGTGTGCTTCACAGCACCACGAGTCTCAACGCAAGAGTTCTTCCGCTCATTGGACGGGTCGGAACTCTTGAGCTGTCAAGTGGGCAGCCACTCGTATTCAAAACAACAACACCAAAGCAACAAGACGTCCTGCGTACCAGCACAGTAAAAGCTATTGGCTTTGCAGGAAGCAGAATTTTTGTCAAAACCGAAAGAGGAACCCAATACACATTTGAATTCCAATAACACCCAAGCGGCCACTAATCTCATTTTTTTATAGATTGGCGGCCGCTATTTTTTTATCAATTTGAAAGGAAGTTTTTATCATGAATTTCATCAATGCCGCCACCAAGAAAGAACGCACCCATGTAGAAGAAATTATCAAGTCTCAGCCTGTTATGCCTCATGAAGGCATAACTGCCACTGAGATTGGTATTTGCGGCAAGCAGAATCTTTTCATGGACGTTTATCGCCCGGATAACGATGCCGAAAAGCATCCGATTATCATCGATATCCATGGCGGCGGCTTGATTGCTGGCCGGAAAGAACAGAATCAGAACCTGGCAACCTGGCTCGCTAAGGAAGGCTATCTCACCTTTGTACCGGATTACCGTCTGGTCCCTGAAACCAACATCTTTGGCCAAATCACTGATGTCATCAATGCGTTTGCTACTGTAGCTGAACGTGCTGAAGATTTCGTTGGTGACTTGAATCAGGTCTTTGTAGTTGCCGACAGTGCTGGCGCATTCCTTGCCTGCATGGCAAGCTCTATTCTCCGCTATCCTGTCAAGATGCAGCCGGTAGAGGACGAGCTGGAAGAGAACGTACCCGAGGCAGCCAAGAAGCTCGTCATCAACGCGATGGGCCTGCAGAGCGGTATGTATTACATCTACAAGGGCCAGGTAGGTTTGCTTCAGAACTACTATATGTCTAAGGGCTGGAAGAATCACAGTTATGCTGAGTTCATCAAGCCTGAGACCTATTCCAAACTCATCCCCCCGTGCTATATCTGCACCGGGAAAAAGGACTTTCTCAAGAAACAGACTTTTGGGTTTAAGAAATGCCTCGAAAACGAGCGCGTTCACCACGACTACGGGTTTGTTTCCAAGAGAGAAACGGTCCATGCTTTTGCAGCGCTCTATCCTGAGACTGAATCTGCAGTCGGTGTGAACCGCGAGATGATTCGATTCTTTGACACCTTCAAAAAATAACAAGGAGCATATTTTATGACTCACAACGAAATGGTTCATGGTCTTTGCACGCAGGAAACTATTACCGTACAGGACTTTGCTGAACTGATACGATTCACGCTCGATGCCAATGAAGAAGTCATCTACGACGGATGGATTAACGTCTACGTCCCTATCTGGTTCGATGCAGACAAAGCATTTGGCCTTGATTTGAACTCAGAAGAAAATGCAGATTGGATTAACATGTACATTGACTGGCATCCGGACGATACCATTCGTACATACATTTCCTACTGCAACAATTCCACCGATGACCCCGACTTCAATCTCGAAATCATCATGAGCCCTCACCACCGGGAATTGTTCAATGCGTATTTCAAAGAACAGTTTAAGGCGGTTTATCACATGAGTGTCGAAGAAGCGTGGGCTAAATTCGGCACCGAATAATATAGTGAGGAGATATATCATGGCACGTAAAGAAATCAAAATTTTCATGGACGCCAAGGAAGCTGCCAGTTTCCTGAAAACTATCGATTGGTCCTGGCTGTTCGGCTTTCTCAGTGAGCGCTATAACGTTTCGCTCAGCCCTCACAAAGAGCTGAAAGACAACGGCGCAGCAATCATCAAGGTCGAATGGCCTGATGAACTGATTGAAAAGTGCGGAATGATGGCTGATGTCTTCTCGTCAGTCAAGCTCGTCACGTTCGATTCGTATTTCAAGGAAATCGTGGAATACGATGAAGATAAGTTCAATGAAGAACGTGAAGCATGGCTTACCAATCCGACAAAGACGTTCAGCTATCTCGATTGCGATGGCGTCGTCAAGGAACGGACTCTTGCGCTGAACATCTCCCTTCGCTATACGCTGTATGACGGAGGCTACAATTTCGCAACGCTGCTCTATGCGGTTTATTCCGATGTGAACGGCTGGACTATCCAAATGGAAAAGGAGTAATGGCAATGGTTGAAATGGCATTTAAGGTAAATCCCGGCACCACTTTCTACAAGAATTATTTCGCGACAAAGGAGGAAAAAGCGCATTTCATTGAAATTGCAAAGCAGTTCTTCGACAAATATTTCCCTGATGAGAAGCTCTCGTATGTTTTAAATGACCGACTGACTGTTGATTTGAAGCCGGAGCTGCTCGCCAAATACGAATCTCAGGTCATGAAACGCCGTGACCCTTACGGTTTTGTCATCTTCAAACAGCGTTCGCCCATGAACTGCCTGTGGGAAGATGAGGTCTGTAAGAACGTGAACGGCAAGAAATTCCTTGCCAACCAGTTCTGGTGGGCCGACTTCAACGGTTCTGGCCGCATCACTACGGAGCTGTGGGATGATGAGCAGGGAAATATCTACGGATATTATTCCTGCGAATATGCAACTCGCAGCACCAAGGTTCCAGACACCGTTACGCAGATTAAGCTGAGTGAATATCACGCGGCTTGCGAAGCATACACGGAAGCCAAAAAAGCAACTGCTGACGCCGCTGCTACAGCTTGACGCTGCTTGCGATGCTGGTAAAATTGTGAATGTACGATAGATAGCATCTGCGCATTTCAGCGCTCGTACAATTCACAAACTGATACAACTAGGCAGACTCATCACCACGATGGGCCTGCCTTTTTTGTTTACAGAAAAAGGAGAAAAAATATGAACACAAAACGAATCAAAGAATTGGCTGCACTGACCGATGGAGAACTCGCAAGGAAACTTCTCATTCAGGAGTTTGGCAATGACTCTGAAACCCATTGGGGAAACAACGCACACGATGAACGTGTGATGGTTACTATCAATCCAGACGGAATCGCTCAAAGGACCTGGGAAGCCGACCATTGGGTTCGCCTTGACGAATTCGACAAAGACGGTTTCTATGCCCGTGAGATTTACGAGGGAAAATGGGTCGATGAGCCATTGCCCAAAAACGTCATTGCACGAAATGTCACAATTGCTGCACCGAAACCTATTCAGCAGGAATCCAAAGACACTGAAATTCTTCGAGCGGCACAAGTCCTGTGCAAGCAGCTGACCGGAGATGACACCTTTGGATGGAATCCTGAGCTTCTTGCACAGATTGCGGATTGCACGGCAGCTTTGCTTGCCACCAACGGAATCAGCTCTCATTTTCCGAGCGTCAATACTGAACCCATCTGCTCTTGGGAAAAGCCGGTCGTCGAATATCAGCGTCCGGATTACGCCCTGGAGTATGGTACTAACTACTAAAACGAGGAGGATATCATGGCAAAAAACTATTTTGGTGTCGTTCTGACCACCAAGGAACACGATAAATATCGTCTTGTAGTATACCGCTACAAGGACCCTGGCATCCTTAATACCTGCCCGATGTGTCAGCTGCTTCGGGCCATTCACAAATTCCAGCAGGAATACACTGAAATTCACCGCGAACATTGCAGCCGTATCCCGCCTCGCAAGTGGTACGAGCTTGGCAGAGTAATGCCGAGTATCGTTCTGCGGAAATACGGCCTGGAAAAGCATTACGAGATGGCATTTGAGCCGAGTCGCGTGCCTCCAGCTTCTGCGCTGAAACTCATCCCTGGTGCGACCGCTTCTAACTGGAAGCAGTACATCTGGTACGTTGATGGTGATGTGACGATGCTTGGCTAAAGACCATTGCACATTCGTGCGAGACTCATACAATTAGAATTGTACGATAGATACCAGCAATCGAAAAGGTGCTTTGCCTTTCGTACAATTCACATTTCGCATGAAGAGCGGACTTCCCACATCGGGAGGTCCGCTCTTTTTGCGTTATAACAACAAAAGGAGTGTATTTTTATGAAAATGACAATCACAGGCCAAATTGATGGCAAATCCGTGCCGATAACTATTCCGATTGAAAAAGTTATCGAAGCTTTCTGGCCTTACGCCACCAAACCTTCTGCTCTCTCTGTTTCCACTGAGCTTGACGCAGACGGCATCAGTGCTAACTTTATGCTCGGCCAGGAAACGAAGGATTCTTATCCCGGTATCTGGCTCACCAGCAAAAACAGCAATACCGGTCGTGCAGGTTTCTGGTTCTGTTTGGAGCTGCCGAACGAAACCAACGACATGGTAAAAGGCTATCTGTACGCTGGCGATGATGAAACAGAGACGGACCAACCTCTAGCTGTTATCGCTGATGGCGTTCGCAACGACGACGATGACTCAAAGCGCATGCTTTGGGTGGATGAGTCGTTGACTCACGTTGAACCTCTAACCGACAACTATCTGAAACGCCAAGGCGCTGCCACCGAAAAGCAACTCGATGAGTACGACGCTTGAACTGATACCATAAATTTCCCCACCTAACCAAAAATAACAAATAAGGAGAGTAAAACTATGTATCTCGAAACTATTGATGAAAAAGCGTTCCGTTCTTTTCTTTCTAATCCTGCTATTTCCGTTCTGGACGGTAACGTTCTGGATAAGCACCACAACTCGAATTTCTACCGTTTTGTCCGCGTCCCCCTTTCCGATGGCGGTGAGCATCATGTTGACGCCATCTTTGGGAACATGTACAGCACCTATGACCTCGCCTTGAACGCTCACCGTTTTTCTGCAAACGGCAACCTTGAGTTCATGGCTTATCTCGTGGACTACAAGGACACCTACAACGAAAGCTACCAATTCCGGACATTGTTCGGAGGCAGTATCAGCACCGAGGACGGTTCTTTTCATTCAGTTCGCAACGGGATGACCAAAGCTCTGCACGAGTATTTGGTGAAAACCACAGTGCTTGAACCCGAATATCTTGAGGACCCGGACCGCAACAAGCTGGCCTATGTAATGGCTGTTGGCAAGTACGTTTACGGTGAAGAAGACAACAAAACGGAAGAAACGTTTTCTGGATACTTCAAGCGCTTCGACGATACTCTAACGGTCGAATTCCTTGTCAATCCGAGCCATTGGGCCGAGAGCGTGGTAGCAGAGCTCGACAAACGGACAGAGCTGTATGACGGGCTTAATTTCAGTGCCGGAAGTGGCAAAGACCTGATTGCTGTGCAGCGTCTTGTCGAGCAGTACATCAAGCAGTTTGAGTCCAACCCGAATTGCTGGGAAAGTGAATACAAGAAGCTCCTGGATGCTGTTTCCGGCTGCAAAAATGTGCGGCTTATCCTCGAAGGGAACGGCAAGCAGCTCAGTGTTCAGTACTCTGTGTCCAGCTTGAAGTTGTACCAAGCAGTAACGGATAAACAAATCAGCGTTTTCCCGATTTCTCCCATCAAAACTCGAAATGAAGTCCAAAAATTTGTGAACAGCATCTTCCCCAAAGTTGGCTACAGCATCCCCATCAAGATGATTTCTCGCGTCGAAAGCGGTCGCAAGGTTCTTTGGGAGAATCCTTGCTTTGAGGGAGACAGAAAATAATAATAGCCGTCAGAACAAATTGTGCCGACACTTGATTTGTTTCACCAGAGTCCCGCAGAAATGCGGGGCTCTTTTTTTGTTGCCAAAATATGCGATTCGCCTAAAATAAAAGTTGTACGATAGATACCATCTACTTGGCGCGTTTTTTGCGTTCGTACAATTCACAATTCTGCAAGCAAAAGGCAGACTCACCATCTCGGTGGGCCTGCCTTTTTGTTTGCTCAACTACAAAAAAAGGAGTGTAAAAATGAAAATCAAAGTCAAGTTCCTGAATTGCTGGCAGGAAAACTATCCCGAGGAAGGGCCGGAAGTTGTTTGTGTTTTTCTCGATGAAGTGAAACGCATAAAGAAAACAACCCCTTCGCACCTTTTGAACGACGCTTTGTTGGATTGCTATGTTCACGATGGCAAGTTTGTAACCGCATCTTATGGCTATCTGAAAGCAGGAAAGCTTGCATCGAAGGAAGAATACCTGCCGTTGCTCACTGAGCTGTACTATGTCGGCTACAAAAAGAATGAGTTAGAAGTCTGCCAATTTGCAAGGATTTGACTTCCAAATCCTAAAACTATCACAACAAGGAGAAAAAAATCATGAGTACCACAAATAATATGAATACACGTTTATTCATTGACATGGATGGCACTCTCGCCGTCTGGAAGCAGGCGGCCTGCTTTGAGGACCTGCTTCAGCCGGGGTATTTCAGAGATTTGCCGCCCTATCAGACGGTTTTGAACGCCGTGAAGATTCTTTGCAACACAAAACCAGAACTTGATGTGTATGCACTTTCCGCCTATATGCCGGAAAACCCATATGCAGTTCATGAAAAGAACGCCTGGCTCGACGCTTATCTTCCGGAAATTGATTCCGAACACCGCATCTTCGTTGCGTGCGGCAGCAGCAAAGCCAGAGCCGCAGCAAACCGCCTGAAAACACCGTGCATCGACAACTCTTTTGTGTTGCTTGACGACTACTCGGTGAATCTTCATGAGTGGAAAGCCAATCGTGGCAGCTGCATTAAGCTCCGCAACGGCATCAACGGCAACGGCGGGACCTGGAAAGGTGAATCTGTCACTCGATTCGATACCGCCGAAAACATTGCAGACCGTATTTGGAGTATCATCAAAAAACAAATGCAATGAGCTAAAGGAGAAATACTATGTTTCCAAATATCAAAATTGTCGAAGCCATCCGCAAAGAATACCCCGCTGGAACGCGGGTTCGGCTTGTCAAAATGGATGACATCCAGGCACCACCTCTTGGTACAGAAGGTACGGTTGTTGGTGTCGATGATACCGGCAGCCTCCTGATGCACTGGGACAATGGTTCACATTTGAACATTGTTTATGGTTCGGATGAGGTTGAGAAAGTCTGACAAGCAGACTTGCTCAAACGTGCGATTCCACTAAAATTGAAATTGTACGATAGATAACAGCCCTATGGCCGAAATGCGTACAATTTACAATTCTGCAAGACAATCAGCAGACTCACCATCTCGGTGGGCCTGCTTTTTGCTTTCAAACAATAAAAGGAGAAATAATTATGTATTGCATTCAGTATGACGAAATCTGCAAAAAGCACAATTTTGAGCTGAAACACGATGCCCTTGGTGAACGCGTAACCCTCGAGTACCCAGCCGATTCTGTCCCGAAAGATACCATTCGTCTTTTTCAAAATCATCTTCCTGAGGGAGTATCGGCTATGGCTGAAAAGTACAGCAGCGACCGTTTTGCCATATTCAAGTACAATGCTGCAGCGGCAGCAGGGAACACCATCGGTCTTACTGAGACCCTGGAGAAAAACAAAAAGGTCTCCGCAGCTCTCTCTGATTTGGCGGACGACCTGAAACAGGCAGAGCTGGAAGCCAAGACTTGGGTTTGCACCGACCCTGATACATGCCAGTGGCGACGTCAGGTTGGCGGAACCCGATACGAGCTATACGACATTTTCGAAGCTCCAAATGGCACTTATTTTGTCGTACACGGTGAAGTAGACCCGACCGAGCTTGACCCGGATGACTACGACCAGCTGCTGGAGGCATATTCCGGTTTGCTGGACTCTGCCAACTGTGAAAGCGAACGCTGGGCATTGATTGCTGAAGCGCAGTTTGAGACCGAAGAACTCTCGATGGAGCGCGAACGCTTTTCAACTTTTGAAGGAGCCGAAAGGGCAATTCGGAAAAAGGTTGGGGCTGACGTTTCAGATGAGAATTCTGCGACCGAAACCCGCCTTGATGCGATTCGGAAACTCGATAAGTTTCATCTTGCCGTCTTTCTGAACGATGTTCACAGCGGTGCAAAAGACTTTCCTTCCAACAACATGAGCTGGTGTGACTGGCTCAATAAGCCGGATGACGGACGCTTACTGGATAGAAAATCCTAAGTACATTTTAATAAACACTTTAGGCTGTTCACCTTCGGGTGGGCAGCTTTTTGTTGCTAAAACGTGCGAATTACATACCATGAATAGTGTAAATCAAAGAAAGGGATGGCACCTATGTATTCCATCACGAAAATGTGCAACAGCAAAAAAGATGTTGAAGCTGTGTATCTTTTTCTGAGCGACTTGTGTAGTGAATACAGCAATTTTCGGCAGTGGTATCACGATACCGTTGTTCCTGGCTTAGCAAATGGGGAAAGACTGATTTACGCCGTCACTGACAATGAAGCGATAGTCGCGGTTTTGATTCTAAAAAATGCCGACGAAAAGAAGATTTGCACGTTGAGAGTTGCTGAAAACCATCGCCATCAAGGCATTGCATCAATGCTCTTAACCCTTGCTTTTAGGGAACTGCAATGTACAAAGCCGCTCATCACCGTTTCGTCATATCATATCGATGAATTCAAGCCTCTGCTTGAGAAAAGCGGGTTTGTTCTTTATGCGAAATATCCAAACTTCTACAAGTGGGGAATTACGGAGTACGCTTTCAACGGCTGTTTATCCGAAAGTGTTGACCTTGAAAGTCGAAACGAAAAGTTTGACACCGAGGCACTCTGGTGTTCTCTTGAAGCCCCGAATACGCTGAACCCGTTCGTAACCGGATACCTGTATTCCGGCAACAGCGAAACGGAAAGCGATGAATGGCTGGTTCGCATTGGAGACGGATATCAAGCTGCTGATGACGATTCTCCGCGACTTATTTTCGTAAACGAAGAAGCTGTCAGCATTCAGGATTCCTGTGGAGAATTCGAAGGTGAAAACAAGTATAAATGGTTTGCCGCTACAGAGAAGCAGTTTGACAAACCGTTCAGCTACGTCAATTTCGGAACGCGTTTGGAGGAGGCTACATACGGTTGCGTAAAGCGTATTCAATCCATGATTGTCTCGAAGGATGAGGCTACTGTAAACCGCATTGCGGATATGTTGGATTCGATGGGTTTCGATGCCGTTACCGGATATTTCGACCCCAAGGAAGACGAACGCAGCGGCGAGGTGGATTCTCTGACGGGATACTATTACGTCTGTATCTAAAACAGCTTGGGAGGCTTGTATGTACTACAAAACTATCACAAAGGAAATCTTTGATTCCTATATTGGAAATGACTCGGATTCCGTTCTGGAGGGTGTCCTCACAAACAATTTCGGAAACACTACTTTTCGGCGCTTTGTGCGCGTTCCTTTGGCTAAGGGAGAGCATTATGTCGAAGCCCTCTACGCGCAGAGCTCCTTCTCTTTCCCTCTGGCTATGGGCGTGAGCCATTTCAGCATTAAGAATGGTCTCGAGTTCATGGCGTTCATCGTTGACCACAAAGAGACCTACTGCAAGTCTGTTGAGTTTGCTCTGCTCTTTGACGATTATAGGCAGGCTAATTCAAACTGGGTCACGACTGAAATGAGAGAACAGTTTCTCGCGTACATCGAGAGGACTTGCACTCCCTCCGCCGAGGTGATGAAGGACAAGAAATTTCAGTCCATGACATACGAAAGCGCCGTCAAGCAGTATGTGTATGACAGGAACAACGACACCACATCGCTCGACTTGATGCTGAAACTCCTTGAAAAGTTCGACGATTCCGTCATTGTTGACTACCTTGCGAATCCTTCCGGCTGGGAAGAGCGGTTTGCCAAGGCTCTGGAACGGTCCGGAATCGGGGAATCGTTTGCCAAGGAATTTGCTGAACCTTTCGTGGCATATCTGGTTCAGACCCAGCAATATCTGGATGCGTTCAGCGCAGACCCTTCTTGCTGGGAAAGTATCTGCAAGAATCTGATGGCTGCTGTCAAAGACCGCAAAACTGTTCGCCTGAACATTGAAGCTGGCGGCAAATCTATGCAAGTCGTGTATCCTGCTGTCGGTATTGAGTCCTACGATACGATTAGGACTAAAAGTCTTGACACCTTCGCGATTTCCCCGGCTCGTCATCAGGAAGAAGTGGAACATTTTCTGGAAGAAAATTGCCAATGGTACGGTCGTGGACACCGGCACAGTATTACCTTCAAGGTTATCGTTTCCGTATCGAGCGGGCGCAAGGTTCTTTGGGAAAACCCGCTGTTTGGGAAATAATCGAAATACCGTTGCGTACTCATGCGAACGGCGTAGAATAATAACTGTACGATAGATACCATCTACTGAGGCGCTATCTGCGTTCGTACAATTCATAATTTTGCTTTAAGGCGGACTTCCCGATTTTGGGAGGCCCGCCTTTTTGCGTTCACAAAGCCCGCGCCAAGGAAGCCCACTGCGTGAGCGGTGGGAGTACATCACAATCTAAAACGGAGGAAAACCAAATGAAAGTAAAAGGAATAATTGAGTCTGACGTTGATACTTTTAAGGTCGGAGACGTCATCGAGGTCAAACTTGCAGATGGTGCAAAGGTACAGGCTATGGCAGTGCAGCAAGAAGAGGACGGCATGATTTTCTGTCTGGCCGATTGCCTGCCTGGCGAGCACCCGATGAACAGCACCAGTACCAATGAAGGAGGTTACGAAGAGAGTGACCTTCGTAAAAAGCTGAATGGTGAGATTCTGAATCTCTTCTCGGCAGAACTCAAGGCTATGATGGCTCCGTTTAACAACGGTGACCTGCTCCGTTTGCCGACCGAGAAAGAGATTTTCGGAAAGAACTACTACGGTGAGTGCGAAAGCCTGTGTGTGAAGCAGTGGGAGCCCATGAAGAAGCGCAGAAACCGTATGGCGTTCGACGGCACTAAGGATGAGAACTTTCAGTGGTACTGGCTGACGAACAAGGTTGAAGATTTCGCTTCCCGTTTCGCTAGTGTCGACGCAGGCGGTAATGCGGACTACTACAACGCTTCCAATTCTATTGGCATTCGCCCCACTTTCAAAATCAAGAACCATTAACGCTTTTTGCACAAACTCTTTTTCTTGACCATTTATGCAAACGGCATAGAATAGTATTCGTACGATAGATACTATCCACAGGGACGCTATTTGCGTTCGTACAATTTACAATCCTGCTTTAAGGCGGACTTCCAGATTTTTGGGAGGCCCGCCTTTTTGCGTCAAAAAAGGAGATTTGTATGTTTATTCTCGCAAAATCTTTCACCAACAAAAAAGGGGAAATGTTTCTCAAAATCTTTCCGAGGCAGTACCCATCCATCGAAACAGCTCATACCGCTATGCAGTCGGACTATCAGGAGGAGCTCAAAAAACGCCACCTCGACCGAAGCGACGAGGAAGCGGTTCCCAGCTCGTATTATATCGACACCACTGAGGCAGCTATATATGAGTGTCAGGATTATGCACCGAATTGGCTGACTGTCTCGGTTTTGTACGCAATCAACGAGGTCGTATAATGCCACGCATTATACGACACGCCACTATCATATAACAAAAAGGAGACCACAAAATGTTTATCGTGATTAAGAGCGAACACTATGATTGCACGAACCTCATCTGCAAGAAGGACACGCTGGAAGAGGCGGTCGCCGCAGTAAAAGACAGTATGGCACAGCGCATCAACAAGAACTATCATACAGGTCTTACCGGTGCCGATATCACGCACGAGAATGAGGAGCACTATAGATTCTCTTTCGATTTCGATGAAAACCGTCCTGCTGACAACAGCGAGCCCAGAGTACATGGTTCCTATGACTTCTGGAAAGAAGACGACGAAGAAAGCACCGAATGGGCTGTTTTTGAGGTCACGACTGACAAGCCCTTCTTTCTTCTTTCTTACGAGGAGTACGAGAGCATCGAGCTCACAGGTTTCTACGACACCTTCGACGAGGCATTCAGGGAAATGAAAGAGTTGATTGCGGAAAGCGTCAACGATGTCTTCGACGAGGATGTCACGGCTGATGACGTAGAGAACATGGGAAACCACAATGTCTTCGTACACTCTAGCAAGGACAGCCAAGACAACGGTGCGCCGCTCGCTTTCGCAAGCTTCTGCGACGATTATCCAAACCGCGAGTGGACTGTTTTCCATATCTAAAATATAACTCTTCGCCGCTCATCCAAGGATGGGCGGCATTTTTTATTTGCTATACTGTGCGAATGGCATAGAATAATAACTGTACGATAGATATCATCTACTTAGGCGCATATGAATGTAATAGCCGGAGCAGAAGCGCACTGTCCGCTCAACAATTAAATTATTTGAATAATCTGTACACCAAATACAATAGTGTCAGACATCCATACTCGCATTGGTCAGCCAGTGATGTTGACACTGCGGTCATTACCAGCATCGACGAAGCACGAAACTTATTAAATGATGGCATAATACTTGTGAACCAGTATAATACTTTGTTTTGATATAACATAAATTGTTTGGAAGGAGGTATCGTAATGGAAAAAGTTGTTTATAACCCGATTATGGATAAAAACTACATTGGCATTGTCACAGTTTTGAATTACGAGACCTCTGTACGCAAGTGTTTATCAAGTGTTCTGGTCGGTACGCAGAATAGGATGGAGCGAAAAGTTATAGTTGATTTAGCTTTGAAAGTGGGTGTGAATGAGTACAGGTTCGTAGTATATGATATAACCGATGATGGAAAAATTTTATGGAATAGCAGTAAGTATATCACTCCCTGTGAAGATATAGTAAAACTTGCAAATTCTTTTATAAGACAAAAAAGTGATATTCTTTCCAATTCTATGCTGTCCAATGCTGCTCAAGCTATATTGTTAAGAAGTTGAGAATCAAGCTTTTGAATATCGCATTTAATACCTCTTCTCATAACGAGAAGGGGTATTTTTTTGCCCATTTTGAATTCATCACTTGACATTGTGGTAAAGAGCTTATGAGCCGGGACGAACTTTCTGTCATGGATGGCAGCAAATGTATCCTGCAGCTGCGCTTCTTACTCTTTTGGCATTCGCCCCGCTTTCAAACTCAAGAACCATTAACGCTTTTTTGCACAAACTCTTTTTCTTGACCATTTATGCAAACGGCATAGAATAGTATTCGTACGATAGATACTATCCACAGG